CAGATAACAATCTATGGCTCATAGATATAAAAACTTCTAAGGGTTTGTTTTTAAATATGGTGCATCAACTACATGGATATAAGTTGGCCTATGAAGAACAAACAGGAAAGAAGATCAATAAGATGTATATAGTTCGATTGCCCAAAGATGGTGCAGATTTTGAAGCTAGACATATCTTATATAAAAAGGAACACTTAAAAGCATTTCTTGGATTACTAAGTTGTCATAAATCCGAGTTATTGTTTAATGAGTCAGTACGAAAATACAATCAACTAAAACGAGGAAAAAATGTATCAACAAAATAAATTTGATATGCCCTTTTGTGGTCTATCAATGCGATTATTTCCGACAGGAAATGTTAGTCCAAAATACGAGTACAGTGGAGAAGCAAGTAAAGTCAAATTTACTTGTAGCATAACCAAAAGAAAGTATAGCCTATCACAAATTAATGATTGGTTTAATACACCTGAAGTACAAAAATATGTACAAGCTGGTTATGTTTTAAAATACATGACTAAAGTTCAAGAAATGTCTAATCCACCTAAATATGCTAAAAGTAATTTAGAGCAGATATTTTGTTTAGTTATGGTAAAGCCATATAAACCACAACCAAACGTAGATGGCATGAAACCTATATCACAGGCCATGCCACCTCATGCTACACAATTTGCACCAGATAATGCAAAGCCTGTAGAGAACATGAGTGATATGGACGATGAGATTCCATTTTAGTTATGACAAAAGAACTTATTAGCGAGATTAATAAATTAAAAAACGATCTCGCTTTTAAGAGAGAAGAATTACAAGCTATGTATTTAGAACATAAAACTTTATCTAAAAAGGTAGATGCCTTAGAAAAAGAAAATCATAGTTTAAAGCAACAAGTGAAACAACTAGAAGAAGAAGCAAAGGAGATTTTATTATACCCATGATAGTATTTGGAAAGCCAATACATAGAAAATTTAATAAGTTGATTTTTATATTATTAACATTTATTTTATTAGGAGTTTTATATGCAATTAAGTGAGCAACTTTACAACAAGTTAGATCAGGCTTCTAAAGATTGGGCAGAAGCAGAACAAAAATTAATCATAATGGAAGAAGGCAAGAAAGCTAAATTTAGTGAACTTGTATTGAAACATAAAAAATTAGTTAAAACTGTAGGAGAAGCAGAGCATGAGGCTAGATGCGATGAAGAATATAAAAAGGTTATAGAAAATTATTCTACTGCTTCTATGAATTTAATAAAAGCTAGATACCACTATAATAATATAGATAAGTATGTTAGCTTAAAACAATCAGAGTTAAAAAGAGATTTAGCTTTGAATAGTAAGGTTTAAAAGATTCTATGCTCATCAATTGCTCTTTGCGTAGAAAGAGTCGTCAGGGAGACTTGGCGACTCGCTTAAAGAATTTTGGGAAGAATAACGATAGTTTTATACATGGCTATCACTTTGAATTGACCCAAAATATCAAGATGTACCTCTATAAATAAACGCATCTTGATTCATACTAGGGTGGTTCTCTCTCTCTTACCACCCTAGTTTATTGTAATATCAAAATGTTTTATATCTGTATCTTCGTGGATTCCTGTATAAGAGTATTCAAAGTTAATTAGTTCAACATCACTTCTTCTTCTAACTTCTTCGACCATCTGATTAACTTTTGTGAAATATGGAAAAGTGTCAATGAATCTAAAATTTACAAAACTACCATATGGGTTGTTATGTGTTTCTAATTGTAATTCTAAATCTGTAATAACTGCATCAACTTTTAATTTGTCCATTTGGACATGATACTATTTCTTACGCATGATGTCAGCACCTTTAAGTCCATAGATAGCTGAAACTACTCCGATAAAAATAGCTTGATACCAATAAGGTAAGTTTTTAAAATACTCAAAAAATAAATCTATTCGATCACGAATCGTAGGGTCGTCAGAGAAAACAGAATAGCCCAATAACAGAATAGGAATAGATACGAGAACAAGGACAAATTCATCTTTCCAACCTTGATTATTACTCTCAATAACTTTCGCTTTATATTCAATTTCGCCCTTCGCCATTTGCTCTGCATGACGCATTTGAGCATCTGACATCAATTGTTTTGTTTTCTGTTTATTTTGATAAATATGAGATGCTGTCTTTACACCCATAGATAATAAATTCAACCACATTTTAATCTCCTAAAAATTCTTTTTCTAATTCGCAATAATGTATAATTTTATCTAAATCTTCTTTACCATTTTTTTTGTTATAACGACAGGCATATTTGATTATACAACCCTGAATAAAACTAAGCTTATTCTTCCTTATAAACTCTATAGGGGGAATCTTAAAGTTAGTGTAGTGCTTACCCCCAACTTGACGATCAGTGGCCTTCTCTGTGGCTCTCTGTGGCTTTAATCTAAACAATTTTACCTATCCAATCCCCCTTTTTGTCTAAAACCATAGGAAGTAGTCTAGGGTAGCCATTTAGTATAATTCCACAACCTAATATAAATCTGGTCTTAAAATTCTTAGCATATGCAAATGCCATAGATTTTTGATTAATTAAACAACCAACATTCATACCAAAAAATAGATTATCAGGATTTGCCCACCATGACACTACAAATTTAGTATGATAATGGCCTTGTACACAACTCATACCCATAGCTTGACTTGTTTTTAGTACATCTGCACTTCTACCATGAGTAAAGAAACATCTTTGGCCATTGGACATTGTAAGAGTTAAATCATCTATCCATTTCCATTTTTTAGTACCCAAGAACTCTCCATAGTCTTTTAAGAACTCTTTGCTCATACCATATTTTAATGCTCGTCTATAAACTAAGCTAGAATGATTACTATCTACTTCTGTAACTTTTGGGAATATATCTTCTAATTCTTTAATATATTTTTTTGCTTCTTTTAGTTCTTGTCCAGCAGAAAAAAGATCAGGGTTGCTATCGTGCATAGAGATCGCATGAAAGTCTAAGCTATCTCCAATGTTTATTATTGTATCTGGTTTAAATTCTTTTTTGATTTCTTTTAAAAATTTAATTGAGTCTTTGTGATGATATGGAATGTGCATATCAGAAATGACAAGAATTTTCTTATGACTCATACAAGTATTGCTTGTACAAGTTTTTTTTAAAAAAGTAAAGTTTTAGACTTTTTCTAACAAGATCATAATGACATATGCCATTGAACTGATTAACGCACCAACAGAGATTAGCATTATCTTTTCTATTCTGTTTATTTGAGATTGCAGATCATGAATTTTATCATGGGTTGCTTTTTGCATTATACGACAAAGTTTTTCGTGGGATTCTATTTTCTGTAATGCAGATTTCTCACTCATTAGCTTTGATCTACTTTCTCTAATACTAATTCAAATCCACCAGATACTTCTAGTTCTCCCTCTGGCGAAACTGCTCTTAATTCAATATCATGTTTTTCAGGGATTACTTCAGGCATTAAGAATCTATGCTCTGTTCTAGTGTTTTCAAATACTATATATGTTTTAGTTTGAAAAGAGGCATCTGTAGTTTGTGTATCTCTTGTTTTTAAAACCATATGAATAGGTTTTTCTTTTTCATCTGTACCACCATCTATTTGTATTAAGTATGCCTGATGTTTTGCTGGAACTGTATAAACAGCTTGTAAAGTTTGTGAATAGGTTGCTGGAATATATCCAGCAGTTGTTGAATCTATTGTAATTGAAACATTACCTACATTAGCTGTGCCTGTATTTGCAGTTATTAATGTTGCTCTATTTACTCTGATAAATGTTTGTGTTGTAGCACTGCCACCGATTGTTGCTGTTTCTGAAACTTCATTGTAATTTGCATCTAGGCCATCAATCTTAACTGTTCCACCATTATCTGAACCTGTATTAGATGATGTAACTGTAGCTGTTCCAGCAGTTGATATATAAGAATAGTTACCACCTTGATTTGCTATTGTTTCCTCAGTTGTAGATATAGCTGGGTTTCTTCCAAATTTCTGAATACCAGAAAAGTTAGGAACTGAACCTCTTTTAACTGCTACACCAAAATCAATATTGTTATTAGATATAAAACTCATTTCTTTTTCCTTGTCTTTGTTCTCAAGTCAGTATCATGCTTTCTACTTCCTCTCAAGAATGAATTTACTCGACCCATACTCCAACTAGCCATTGATGTTCTTGGTCTTGAACCAGCAGATAAAAATGCACCTTGTCCTCGTCTATAAACTTTTTTTAACATTCCTAAAGTAATATTTTTTCTATTCTTAGCTTTAGTTCTTAGAATAGATATTACTCTTGCTGACAAAGGTTTTCTTCTAACTGCCATTATTTTCTTCTCGCTTTGAATAAAGATTGTGGGATAACAACACCAGCCTTATATAATCGTGACATTTCTTTAATAAGATTTGCTCTTGATGATCGCTTAGAGCCTTTTAAACCACTAAGATATTTTTTAGGTAGACCTGTCTTCTTATCTTTTGGTACGTTTCTTCTTTTTCTTTTTTTTGCCACTTTTTCTCCTTTTCTTCATTTGAAATTTATTAATCATTTCAGATAAAGTTGCTGATGTTGTAAATCCAGCCATTATTTCTTTTTCTTTTTAGCTTTTTTCTTTTTCTTCATAGGTGGTCTTCCTCGTTTAGACCCGTATGTTCCAACTCCTCTAGGCATTATTTCCTCGCTTTCTTTTTTTTAGTTTTTTTCATTTTCTTCATTATAGCTTTTTGTAAAGCCATTGGTAGTTTCTTTTGTTTTTTTGTTAGCATAATAAACTCCTAATTAGCCATTTTACCACCTGACCATTTAGCATCAGGCAATCCATTTGTATAAGACTTTCCATCAAATGTTAATACTTGTTTTCTATTTTTACCATCTGTGAATGATACATGAATCCAACCACTGTTTGCTTCTCCTGTCCAATATTC